GAATACATAGTTTGTTTACCAGAAGCTAAATTAGCTGCAGTAGTATAATCTGCGGCTCTTTGACTTGCTTGTCCTATTGCTGTAGAAGCTCCTGATGCCATGTTAATAGCTTCTAAGTTAGCAGTAGCTTGTGTTTGTATAGATCCTGTGGCACCTATAAATCCTGATGTACCTTGCATACCTAAACCTGCCTTAGCAGTACCTGCTTCCATATTACCTTGTTGTATACGTTGTTGTCTAACAATATCTAAACGTTGTCTACGTTCATTAACTAATCTTACTTTTTCTTGCATTTCATTTATTCGTCTTTGTTCATCTGCAGCTTGTTTAGTAGCACTAGCTTGAGCAGATGCATACTTTCTTTGAGATAAATAACTAGTAAGTTGTAATCCTAAACCTACTTTAGATATAAGACCTGATCCAAAAAGACTTGATCCTAAAGCAGAAGTTCCAATTTTAGAACCCATATAACCAAAACTTCCTAAAGCAGATCCTCCTTTTAAAGTAGTAGCTATAGCTCCACCTCCATACCAAGCTGCTGCTGCAAACGCAGCTACAGTAGCAATTTTCTTAACAGCCTTTCCCATTAAAATACTCCTTTAGTTAATACTTGTTTCATTCCGTCTGTTGTTGTTACTTCTAAACCTGTTGGCATTACACCAAACATCATATTAAATTTAACTGCTTTAGGTGTTTCACACAATCCATAAATAGTATTAATACCTAAATGTTTTAGTGATGGTATGATTGCTTCATGCCACACCTTTAAATATCTTTTGTAAGTATCAACACCCCAGTCTTTACAGTCCATGTGCATAACATATCCTTGTAAATCCTCATCGTAATGTATACCTACAAAGCCATTGTCTGGCTCTTCGTATAATTTAATCATTAAGCTACATCTGATAAAGTTATAGGCATAGCCCATCCTTGTAACTTCATATCTTTTCCTTCTTCTGATTGTATTTTTAAACTTAAAACTTTACCTGAACCTCTTAGTTTATTTTTTGTTATAATAATTTTATCACCATAATCAAAACTATCTGAAGCACTCGTAGGTATATAGTTACGTAATAGTTTATAAGCTTGGAATTCTGTACCCCATTTACCACTATTAGCACTATCTGCCCAGTTCCACTGTGCTTGTACTTTACATGATGATTGATTATCTAATACTACACTACCGTTTACTATACTAAATCCATCTTCTGTTCTTTCAAAATAAAACTGTATATATGGTACTTGTTTACGTTTTTGTATATCTCCAAAGTATTCATATCCTGTTACTAAATAACTAGAGTAATTAACTCCTGTACCATTTTCAGTCACCCAATCTTTAAACGTAGTATTGTTAGCTTTACTAATAGTCCAACTAGTTCCTATTAAAGTTAAATAAGAAAACTGAGAGTTACGATCTGCTTCTATATCCACATTAACAATAACTTCATCTGTTGATGTAACTAATACTTCATCTGTTCCTACAAGAACATTAGTAGCTTCTTCACTAGATATAAAGTTAGGTATTTCTATGTAATCTGATATATAAGGAGAATTAGATGCTAATTCACCTATAGTAAATAAAGAAAATGCTTGTAATGTAAGATCATATACAAGTTCTTTGTTATATTTATTTACATAATTTGTTTCTGAGTAACTAGCAGAATCATTATATAAGAATCTAACTCTGTTTTCTTTTTCATCATAAAAACCTCTAGCATGTTTCTTACCTAAAAAAGGAATATCTAAATATAGTTTTTGTATAGTTTTAAGTGATATGTTTTCAGGAGCAAATCGACCTGATGCACTATCTGATGTTAGTGAGAATATACCTGCGTTAGACCAATATAAAAAGTTACCACCTACTTGTACAATAGCGTTTTGATCCATAACACCATTAGTAGAGATTTTAGATACATTAAATTGATTAGCATAAAATCCACCAGTATCACCATATACTTCCCATACACCATTCTGACAGAATACTAGTAATGATGATTGAGCTGCTACAATCTTAACAATACGACTTACTTCAGGTATTTGTATAGTACCTCCATCTGATGCTACTAAGTCATTAATACCTGGATCTGTAGGATCTGCTTCTTGATAACATTTTTCAAAGTCTTCTTGAGATCTAACTACTCGTGTAAAAAAGATATAGTTATTATAGTTAGGAGATCTAACATCAGGATCAGTTATATCTGATTTAACTCCTGAGTAAAATAATCGTTGAGCATAAGCAGCTACTGTGGTAAATCTACCTGTTTCTTTATCTGTAGGTAAGTTTTGAATTTTACCATCATTTACTACATCTAGTCTAGATTGTCCTCTACTAAAAGCATCTATAATAAAAGAACCTTTAGCTACTTGGTATTTAGATTGTGAGTTCTTTTTAAGAATATTAGGATCATATTTTTCATAATCACCTGAACTAGGATTAGAGTTTTTACCTAAAGAGTAGACATCAGAATTAGATGGAAATACACCAAGAACAGTAGCTGTTTTATCAATAGCATCACCACCACCTACTACTTCAATATTTTTATTCCAACCTTGATTACGTAAATTATAACGATGTTCTTCTGACATATTAGTAGAAGATATTGCTCTTACATAAGTTAATTCAAAGTTACCATTATAAACTGAACCTGATGTATGTGAAGGAGCTGCTGCACTCATACGAGGGTTTGCAAATGAAGTAGATACAGTACCATTAATACCTGCACTTCGAGTTACAGTAGCTTTACCTTGAGTAGCAAATGTAATTTTATATACATTACTACCATAGTAAATCTCATCACCTTTTTGATAGTTAGAACTATCTGCTACCCACTCTTTCATAGTACCACTACCTGCATAATCAGGTCTTACATCTGCATCATAACCATCATGAACACCAAACAAATCTCTTATTTTAATTTTAATAGTACCTAAAGAAATCTTTTTAGTATCTGCATTATAAATAAATGTAGCAGGAAATTCTAAATCTTGTGATACAATAATTAATTGGTTATTAAGGTTAGCAAACTGAACATCACTAGTTGTTAGTCCAGAGATTTCTATATAATTTTCATTGTTAAGAAGATTAGTACTAGGATTAGATGTTAATAAATCTACAAACCAAAAACGATTATAGATTCTAATAACACCAATGCTAAGACTACTATCACCTGATGGTGAGTTCCATCTATAGAATGCTGAACGACCTTTTTCTATTTGTTGAGTAGATAAACCTGTACTAACTTTAGTATAAAGATTTTCATAATCAATACCTAAACGTCTTTCTAACGAGCCATCTCGTTTAAGTACAAAGTTTTCCCCATCAACTAGGGCTCCTTCAGGAAAAGTTAGTTCACTAGCCTCAGTGACTAAACCTTTAACAAAGGAGTTAAAAGTCTTTTCAGCTTTCTTAGCCATCTAGTCCTCTTTGTTAGAAACAGGTTCTTCGGTTACTTCTTTCTTTTTAGATATAGGTTTTTCGGAGTTAATAAAGTTAAGAACAGTTTGATCTACTACACCAATAGAAGTGTATACACCAGAAAGTTCATGAGGAACTTCTCCACCACCTTCATATTTAATTTTATAGTGAGATGTACCTGGTTCTATATATGCTTGTATTTCTTTAACTCCCTTACCTTTGTAAGATCTTATTACTTTAGCTTCCATTATTTTTTCTTTCTTAATATTTCTGAAGGATTAGCACCTGGTTTAGGTTGTTTAATCGTTTGTACTCTTTCTTTATTTGATTCTTTAACTTCAATAGTTTTAGCCATAGAGTTAACTACAACATCTTTAACACTATCATATAACTTTGCACCTGCTTTAGCTGCTTTGCTAATTATAACAGCAGGTGATGGAGGTTTACCCTCACCCATTCTACCTTTAGTAGAGTTAGCATCTATAGTAGCTTGACTAGGCATAGATGATTCTGGTATAGGAGGTGGTGTTCCTATTGGTCCCATTGTAGGTGTAGGTTTTTTTGTTGGTTTCATTTTATCTGCTGCCATTAGTCTTTACCTCCCATCATTTTACGAGCTTTCTTTTCTGCTTCTCTAGCCCATGACATTCTATTAGAAGATATATCAGTATCACTAGGTTTAGTTAAAGGACCAGTAACAACTTCTTTATTAGAAGAAGTTTCTTTACTAGATGTAGTTGTTGCATTTCTAGGTACACTATCATATACAGGATAATCTATACCAGCTTCTAAACTTCTATAAGTTTTAGGTGCAGTTTGTTTAGGAGTTACTTTACTAGATACATTCTTTGTATATGGACTCATCATTTCAGAGTCTCTTCCTGTTGTTTTAGGATTTACTTTGCCATATTGTTTAGATGCTTGTTCATCTAGTTTTTCTTTTTGAACTTTAAGTGGACCTGCTTTTTCATCTTTATAAGTTTTCCAAGTTTTATCACCTATAGGACCATACTGTGGAGTTTTATATTTTTTTATAAGTGCCATAGTTAGTATCCTTGTTTTTTAGGCTTAGCCATTTTCTTCATAGGTTTTTTAGCTGCTTTTTTATTTTTCATTTTTTTCTTGCCTCCATATTGTTGTTCATTAATAAATGCTCTAGTAGTTGAAGTTAACATTATTTCTTACGACTCCTTCCGTAGTTAGGATAGTGAATACCGTTTTTGAGTCTCCAAGCATCTTGACTCATTCTACGTTTTTGAGATACAGATATTTGTTCTGCCTTAGCATTAGCCATTTGTTTAAGTGTAACAAAACAAGTTGATTTAGCTTCAGCAAGAAGATAAGTAAACATTTGTATTGGTAAGTCAGGAGTAAATGTATCTAATAAAGAAAAAGCTACTGAGCGTTTACCATGACATTGTGTTTTATTACTTTGTAATGTAGTATCTACTTCTAAATCATAAGAATCAAACACTAAATTTTCATCATCAAAAGATGTAAAGTACTCAGGAGCTTTATCTTTCATAACATTAATAGATATACCTGTAGGATCTGTAACTACAGTTACATTAGATTTAGAACTATCACGTTTATCTACTACTTCCATAAAGTCTTCTGGCATAAGATATTTAATTTTAAGATACTTATCTTTAGTATCTGTAAGGGTTTTACAATTATATTTAATGTACTTAAGATCTATAATATTTTCAGGTAGTTTCATATGAGTAGGTCTAGAGCTAGTACCACTAGCATCTAATTGAAATAACTCATACAAGAAATCATAGTCTCTACCATCTATAATATTATAGTAAGTAGTTTTAATTATTTGTGCTACTTGTAATGATTCTACACTGTCGTTAATAGAGTTGACTTCATCTGAATCCATATCAGATAATATGTCTTGTGTCATTTCAAGTAGTGTCATTTTAGCCATAGTTTATTCCTAGTCTAAGTAAAGAACTTGAAGTCCTGCTTCTATAGGAGTAAAGTTAGTACCTGAAGATGTACCATCTCCACCTGCATAAATAGATAATGTTTGATTAGCAGTAGCACTTACTAGTCCTGTTGAAGATATAACAATTTTATCAACACCATTAGTAGGTTTAGATACAGCTACTTCTCTAGAAGAAACTGCTCCATCTAAAGCATATTTAAAATGATAAGAAGATCCTGAAGAAATTGCTGCTGTTGAGAAAGTTATCCAAAATGATATATAGTAATGTCCTGCATATAGTAAATCTATTTCACCATTAGCAGCATCTACAGTAAGATGATCTTCATTACCTGAAGCTGTCCATTCACCTGATGGATTTAGTTTAGTAAAAGCAGAAGCTGCTGCTAATGTATGAGCAGTTAGACCTCCACTAATATAAATTTCAGCGTGAGCTTTTCCTGGTGAATATTTCCAAGTACCTGATGAAGCTCCATCTGATACATAAACTTTACCTGCAGTTGCTGTAGCTATACCTTTAGGTTCATGTATGTCTGGATCTGTAATTGCGTTATGTTGTACTGTCATTTGTTTATCCTAAATAAAATAGGAGGGGACCGAAGTCCCCCTACCTATTAGTTTTTGTCGTACACGTATTCAACTACGAGACGAGCTTTACCTGTAAGTAAATCGTCAACTGTAGGAGCAACTACAACTTCTCCTGCAGAAGCACCGATTGTTTTACCTACTAAAGCACCAGCACCAGTAACAACGTTACCTGCAGTGCCAATAGCTGTTTGTGTAGCTTCTGATGCAGAAACTAAACCATCAGCATCAATAGCAACACCTGCGCCTGTATACAATCCAACAACTAAGTCTGTTGTAGTAGATGTAGAAGTAAATGCTACATCAACATATAACTTAGCTGAAACGACTGTTGCGTTTGCAGGGATAACAAACTGAAGATTGTTAGTACCAGCAGCAGGTAAGTTATCATAAGAGAAATCCCATTGGGCTCTTTTGATAATACCTGTAGAAGGAGCAGCAGCTCCTTTACTACCATCTGTAGTTCTAACACCATAGTGGTTAGCAACACCACGTTTTGCGTCTACTTCATAAGTCATGTGATGTCCCCTTAGTAATTAGATGGATGAGTTAAAATTACACCCAATGTGTCAACACGTTGAGCACCAAAACCGAAGCGAGAAGTAACTTGATACTTGTCAGCTCTTTCTTCGTTGTCTCTCCAACCTTCTGTTTTAGGAGCACGTCTCCAAGCATGCATGATTGGCTTGCATGAGTCGTCAGCTACGCACATAAATACGTTAGCTTTGTCACCTACAGCTGCTGTTTCAGATGTTAAACCATATGAAGAAGCATTGATAGCTTCAGTAGCAGTTAATGAAGGTAAGAAGTTAGAAGTGTAAATATCGAAACCAAAAATGTTACGTACAAATTTGTGATCACGAGCAAAACCTTCTGTAATAATACCTTCAAACATTGGGTTGTTTGAAACGTTAACTAAGTTTTGTAAGCTGTTTAATGTAGCTTCAACAACTGGGTCAACAATAGCGATACGACCACCAGCAGGAACGTTAGCTTTATCAAATGCTAATTTCATAGCAATGAAGTCATCTAATGTCATAGTTCTTGCATTAGCTGCAGCAGAACCTACCCAACGGTGTGGTCTACCATTTACTAAGTTAAGATTTGCACCTGTTTGAGCTGAGTTAACAGCTGTTAAAAACTTAGTTTCATGATTTTCACCAAGTGCACGTGTTGATTCCATAGCTCTCATAGCCATGAGTGTATCAACTTGTGAACCATCTTCACGTAAGTCATCACTAACTTTCCATGCATCACCAACATAGTCAGTAATTGTAAGTTGTAATGTACCTGTGTCGATAGGTGAATAGTTTAATGGTGTGTCTTCAGCAGCGTCTTGAAGAGTTACTGTACCTACTGTTTTAATGTTAAGAGTTGTACCTGAACCAAAGTCTGTTACGTCTCTCCACATACCTTCTGGTAGTAGATAGTCATGTAAATTTTCAAGAATAAACTGTGAGTACTGTTGTGCCTCAATAAAAGCACTGGTATTACTTGTTAATTGTGCCATAATTTATCCTTAAGTTAAGATTGTTGTTTAATCTTTTCTCCAGCGGCTTTCCAAGCAGATACTAAATCTCTAGTAGAGGCTCCTCTAGGTACTCTAGCAGATACTTCTGCTTGAGGTTTATTCTTTGAGAACGCTTCTGTATTAACAGAACTTGTAGGTCTAGCTATATTAGTAGCTTTACTTTCAAATCCTGCTAGTTTTAGTACTACATTAGGAGAACGTGTAGCAAGATCGTTTAATTGTGAGGTAGTTAAGTTTAATTCTTTAGCTAAATTATTATAAACTACTTCTGCTTCACTACCATACTGTTCAGTAAACTTATTAGCTACTGTTGCAGCATTTTGTTTAGCAGTTTGTTTAGCTTCATTTTGCTTAAGAGTTTGATTAACCATCTCCATAATAGTATCTTGGTTAAGTCCAACCTCCTGAGTGGTGTTCTCTACAGGTCTGACTCCAGACTTTAATTCATCAAGAAGTTCTTGTGTAGTTTTACGTTTAGCAAGTTCCTCTTTCAATTGCGCCATTTCTTCCTCTAGGGTTTTAATGTGCTGTTGAGCATGAGGTACAGATCTTAACGCTTCTTCTGCACTAGCATACTTCTTTCCCTCACCTACCAATGCTTGAGCTTCGGTCGGAATTTCAAAAGGTTTAGCTTGGGTATCTTGTTGTTGAGTCTCTTGGGTAGTTGACTCAGATTGTACTACTTGTTCGTCACTCATTTATTTTCTCCTTGGTCAGGAATAAGATTATATAGTTTAGAGAAAGCTTTTTGAATACCTAACTGATAAGCTTGGTACTGAGACCAAGCAGATTTATCAAAGTTATCATCATCTAAACACTTTCTTTGAGATAAACTTATTTGATCTTCTAAATAAGTTCTTATTTCTTTGAAGGCTTCAGCCTTTGAGAGGCTTTTGCCTTTATCTGATTTCAAATCCATATAAATATTATACCATAAATTTATAAAAAAGTCAAGCTACATTCCTTCAGGCATCTGTTGTTGAAGCATTTGTTGCTCCATAGAAGGCTGTGCTGCTTGTGCTTGTAAGTCTTGCTGTATTTGTAGCTTAAGTTTTTCTTGTTCTGCTCCCTCAAATAACATAGCGTTATCTTTAATGAAGTCATATTTTTCAAAACCCATATACTCTTCTACCATATTAGCAAGCTTCTTAGCTGAAATGTGAGGAGCAATAACTTGTCCAATTGGACTGTTAAATACACCTAACATGTTCTGCATTAGTTGTGCTCGAGCTGCATAATGTCTAGCACCTATAGGTCTAATCTTACCTTTAGCTGTTAAATCTTCTTTAGTAACAGATAAAAAATCCTGTACACCAAAGTCATCATCCATAACCTTAGCAAGTTCTGGAACATTAATATTACGTTGTGCTAGCTCTAGCATTGTATTAAGAACAGGTTCTAAGAACTCTGTTTCAAATTGGTTAATTTTATTTTGGAAGATACGTGATGCTGCATTTTGTAGTTGTTGTACTTCAAATGCAGTCTTCTCACCTGGAGTTCTAAAGCCCATAGCTTCTTTAGGAGCTCCTGCCATCTCTTCCATAACATTTAATATAGCTGCAATCTCATTATTAACTTGGAATGCTGCTGCATTAGGAGCCATAGGTTCTACATCACCATCTTCTGGAATATGTATTACTTGTTCAGGACCCCAAATAAAAGGCTCAACATCTCCTTTTATTTTTAATGGAGGATGTATAGTTAAATCTAAAGCATCAGCTTTAAGATTTTCTAAGTGATCTATACGATATTGTAAACCTACTAGGTTATCTAAAGGTCCCATAGCATATAAATTGTCAGGACGTTTTCTCCAACCTACATGATGTTTACTATCACGAGCTATATAAGAAGGATTATCTTTAATACGTAAGATATAACTTCTATCTAAAATAGTAATAATTTTATTCTTATGTAATTTTCTTTCTACTGAATCGTAGAAATCTCCTTCAAATTCTAAAATTTCTACATAACCTGATTGATAGTATTCTTGTAATGAACCAAAACCATCTACAATAAATGCTTCAGATTTATTT